CGCATACGAAACTATCTCCGTTTCTGTCAACTCAGTACCATAAAGGCTTGATTTTCATGGTAAAGGGCCGCAAACCACTCTCCAACGCAATTAAAGAGGCTTCGGGTGCGTTCATCAAGCACCCCGAGCGACGCAACGCAGATGAGCCAAAACCGAAGCTAGGGAGGCCAAAGATTCCCGAGGCGGTCGAGTCAGATCCGGCGGCCAAGTCTCGTTGGCACTGGGTTTGCGATCAACTCGAATCGATGAACCTTTTGGCTGAGACCGATCAGGGCCTAATCGCGGGCTATTGCCTTGATTATTCGATGATGCTTTCCCTGTGGGAATCGATCAAGGGCGGGCAAGTCTCGGACATGAACGCAAAGGGCGGCATAACGACCAAGCCGGAGGCGAACCAGTTCCACAAGTTCGCCGATCGATGCTTAAAACGGGAGGCTGAATTAGGCTTGACCCCATCGGCTAGGTCAAGACTGAGAGCACCCCAAAAGGATGAGGAGGATCCGTTCCAAGAGTGGCTAATGAGGGCAACCGGGTGATAGCAAGCGGGATCGGCCAACGTGTCGAGGAATACTGCAACGCAATCGAAACGGGCGAGATTATCGCTTGCGATCGCGTCAAGGATGCGGTACGCCGATACCGAATCGACCTGGAGCACCAGAGCCAACCGGATTTTCCTTATCACTTCGATCGACGACAAGCCGAGTTAGTCTGCGAGTTCTTCCCTCTCGTCCTACGTCATTCCGTTGGAGAATTCGCGGGCAAGCCCCTTATCCTTGAAGATTGGCAGCTGTTCGGGCTATGGAACATCTTCGGGTGGAAACGCGACGAGGACGGCTCAAGGCGATTCCGCAAAGTCTACTGGTCGATGGCTCGGAAGAATGGCAAAACAACGCTCGTAGCGGGGCTTTGCCACTTCCTTGGGATGGCTGATATCGACCCTAAAACCCGCAAGCCCGAAGCAGTGGGGCAGATCCTTTTGACTGGACCCAAAAAGGAACAAGCCGACTTTGTCTACTCTGAGTGCGAGCGAATGGTAAGGCAGTCGGGCCCGCTCACTAAATACACGGGCGTTAAGAATGAAACAATAACCTTTACGCACAATCAAAGCTATATCCGCAAGGTGTCGAGCGACAAGCCTTTTGACGGCGCAAATCCGCATTGCGTTGTGATGGACGAGTTGCACGCATGGAGCGCGTACCATCGAAAATTCTACGATACGATGGTGACGGGCTCGGCTAGTCGCTCGCAGCCCTTGCACTTCATTATCACGACGGCAGGCGACGACAGTTCCGACTTGTGGAAAGAAGAGTACAACTACGCGGTTAACGTCGTTTCTGGAATCCATAGCGACAACACGCTATTTTCCTTGATTTACGAACTGGACAAGAGCGACGACCCAAGCGATGAAACTAAATGGAAAAAGAGCAATCCGAACCTTGGCGTTTCGGTAAAACTTGATTACCTAAGAGAGCGATGGAACGAGTTTAAAACAACTTCAATCGGCATCAATCGATTCAAGCGGTTTCATGGCAATACCCTAGTATCATCGACCGAAAAAGCCTTCGACCTGAATGACTTCGATAATTGCGTTGGGGCTCATAGCGATTGGAACGGGGCCGATGCTTTCGGCTCAGGGGTTGACCTTGGAGCACGCGACGACTTAGCGGCTTACGCCTTGTGCGCTCGATTCCCGATCGATACCGACGCCAAAGGCAAAACGGTTTTTCGCTACGAGATTAAGACGCGGGCATTTATCGCGGCAGACTCAAAGCGGGATTTGACGGCCATGCCGTTCTCGGAGTTTGTCCACACGGAAGAGCTTTTCAAGTGTACTTATCCCATCGAGGATTTAACCGAATCGCTGATTGAAGAAATCGAACTCTACGGCATCGAGCAAGTAGCCTATGACCCGTACAACGGGCAGCAACTAGGCGAAAAGATAGGCAAGGCTGGAGCGACGGCGGCTAGGATGGCGCAGAATCAAGCCAACTTTAATGAGTCTATTCGCGACTTCATTCAGTTAATGAGGGATGGGCGGCTTGTGTTTCTGGAATCGAAGTTGCTTCGGTGGTGCGCGAATAATGCGATGATATGCAAAGATCGCCAAGATCGATGGATGTTCGATAAGGCCAAAAGCAAAGACAAGATTGACCCAATCGTGGCGGCGGTTATGGCTTACAGGATTGCTAGTTTGCAGCCTGAGCGTTCTTCGGGTAAACTTTACGTCACTTAAAGGGGGCTCGGATGAGTTTATTTAGCGTATTTGCTCGATGGATGGGGCTAGACGATGACTCGTATTTGAGCGGGCGTAGGGTCGGCGTGAATGAGGCTCTAGGGGTCCCTCCGGCTTGGTACGCGCACAACAAGCTAACCGGGGACTTCGGGCGAATCCCTGTTGATGTTAAGCGGGTGGTCGGGCAGGGGTCGATCAACGATACTTTGCATGTCGGCTACCAGCTACTCAGGGAGCAACCGAACAAGATCCAGGCCCCATCGACATTCAAGGAGCAGTTCTTGAGCCATGCTATTCTTAAGGGAAACGGCAGGGCGGCTATCATTCGCAACGCCCGGACGATTACCGAGCTAATTCCTATGCTGCCAGACGCGACCTGGACAATTATCCATGAGGGCGAAAAGTACCATATCACAAAGCCGGACAATCAGAGCAAAAAGAACCTTTTTGATGCTTACGATGCGGACTCGAACGGCTACCTAGTTTTTCCCGACGAGGACGTTTTGCACGTTCCAGGCTTTTCCTTCGATGGCGTCGAGGGTATCGGTTTGCTTGATGTTGCAAACAAGACATTCGCGACGGGCAGCGAAGAGGTGAACTTCAAGCTAAACCAACTCAAGCGGGGCTTTCGGGGCAAGCTGTTTCTTGAGGCTCCATCGGGTGCGTTAAGAAAGACCGAGGACGCCAAGGAGTTCATTGACGAGTTCAACAAAACCGAAGCGGGCAGCGACAACGCGGCCAAGGCTGGCCTATTGCGTGAAGGCATCAAGGCCAACGCAGTCTCGATGAATAATAATGACGCTCAATTCGCAGCCTTGCAAAAGCTTACCCGGCAGGAAGTCGGGATGCTCTTTGGCCTTGAGGCGATGCCAGGAGATGGAGAATCGAGTAGCTACAGCACAAGGGAACAAAGCCAACTGGCTTACCTTCAATGCTTGGATCACTGGTTGGTCAAGTTTGAGGAACAATGTGATATGAAGCTGCGAACGCGACGCGAAAAGAATTCGCGGGAGGTCTATTTCAAGTGCAACCCGGCAGCACTCTATCGGACTGACCTAGCCACAACGATGGAATCATTCTCCAAGGCGATTGCATCGCGGATTATGAACCCGAACGAATGCCGGGCCAAGCTCGACTTGAATCCCTACGTCGGCGGCGATGAGTTCATTAACCCGGCGATCAGCACAGCGACCGGGGAGCAATCGCCAGACGAAGCAGAGGACGCGCCAGAGGACGACCAAGAGGACTCGCAAGAGGACAGCCAAGAGCAAGCCCGAAACGATCGAGCCGTGGAGCAAATGTTGCGGGGTCTTATCAAGACCGAGGGCAACAACGCTATCAACGCATCGAAAAAGGCCCAGTTTGTCGCTTGGATCGGCAAAAAGTACCCGCAATGGGAAAACAAGCTGGCCGACAAGATCGAAGCGATCGGGCTCGACCGTGACCTAGCAAGACTCCATTGCGAGAAATCGACGCAGATTCTAGCGACTTTGGCGGCTCAATATGGTGGCGAATCGCTGCAAAAAGCCGTCGAAAACGAGGTTAAAACGTGGGAAAATCGCATTTTTGAACTGAAAGGCGCGAAATAATGATCGAGATCAGAGCAGAAACCAACGAAATCCTTTTGAGCGGTATCGTTGGCGATGGATGGGATGAATTTCCGATCACGCAAAAGGGCGTCGTTGATGCGTTGCGTTCTTTCGGATCCAGTTCGGTGACGATCAGGATCAATAGTCCAGGCGGCGCGGCCGATGAGGGGATCGGCATTTACAACGCACTTCGATCACACGGCGGGGAGGTTACAACGATCAACGACAGCCTAGCAGCGTCGGCGGCTAGTGTGATTTTCTTGGCTGGCAAGAATCGCCTCATGGCCGACGGATCGCGGATTATGATCCATCGAGCAATGGCCTTCGCGATGGGCAACCAAGACGAGCTAGGCAAGGTGATTTCGGCGTTGAAAAGCTATGACGCGTCGCTGGTTGATATCTACCGGCAATTCATCGGTAAGGATCCTTCGGAAATCGAGTCGCTTATGGCGGCAGAGACTTGGTACAACGTCGACGACGCTATAGCCTCTGGCCTTGCCACAGGACGCGTTGAGAATGGCAAGAAGTACAAGAAGCCAAAGAACGCTTTCGAGTCGGCAGCGACGATGCTGGCACGCCAGAAGATGGCCCAGTTCTCAAAACACTTGACAAGCCCGGGCCAGTAGCCTAGATTTATTGCGTCGGCCAGAAGTGCCAACAACTCTGCAACTTATTAGCGGCAGTGACACACGGTTAAAAACAGTTTGTTTTCCCGTGGCAGTCATGCCGCTATCTTGGTTTAAAGACTGCCACCCAACCCAATAAGGGCAGTCCAAATGAAGAGCGCGAAAGTACTCGCAGACGAAATCCAAGCCTTGCAAGCCAAGGTTCAAGCGATTCAAGCAATCGCAACCCAAGAGGCTCGCGAATTGCTCGAAGATGAGCAGTCCGAGATTGATACCATCCTCGGGACCGAAGGCAAGCCGGGCCAGATCGAGAATCTTGCCAAGCAACGCGAACGGGCGATGAAAATCGAGCAAGCCGTCTCCAACACGGTGCGCCAACACGTTGACAGCCAGCCTCTTGCAGGGGCTGCTTTCCGAGTCCCGGCAACGGCTCGGGCAACCAAGCCCCTGGCGGTGTTCACCGGGCCAGATGGCGAAGCCGAAGCCTTCCGCGTCGGCAAGTTCTTCCAGGCCCATTTCGGCAGCGAATCGGCTCGGCAATGGTGCAAGGATCACGGCGTACGAAACACGCTCCAAACCAACGACCCAACCGGGGCCGGTGTTTTGGTCCCCCCTGAGTTTGTCGCGGGAGTCATTCGGCTGGTTGTCCAGTACGGCGTCATTCCGCGCTACGCCTTCGTTCGCAACATGGTTTCGGACACCCTGACGACTTCGCGACGCTTGACCGGGATGGTTGCTTATCCTGTTGGCGAAACCAAGGAATTTACCCAATCCCAAGCGACCTACGGGCCGTTAAACCTCGTCGCTCGCAAGTGGGGAACGCTTACCAAGGTCTCCAGCGAATTGAGCGAAGAATCGACAATCTCGATGGCCGAAGAGATCGCAACCGAAGCGGCTTTGGCTCACGCCTTGGCAGCCGACGAAGCTGGTTTCCTTGGCGATGGAACCGGGGCTTATCATGGCGTCGTTGGCCTTGCCAATGCACTGGCAGCAGGATCGGTTGTTACGGCAGCAACCGGACAAAACACGGCGGCAACGATCACGATTGCGATGTTCCAAGAAGCTCTTGGCAAACTCCCGGCCTTTCCTGGGATCAATCCGGTCTGGTTTGTGTCAAAGCCTGTTTGGTCAAACGTCATGGGTCGCCTTCAATTGGCCCTCGGCGGTAACAACAAGGAAGACCTCGGGCAAGGGCCGGTAACTCAGTTCCTCGGCTATCCAGTGGTATTCTCTGAGGTCTTGCCAAAGACCATCGGGGCATCGACCAAGTTTGGCTACTTCGGGGATCTGCGAATGGCCTCCACTCTCGGATTGCGTCGCAATTTCGAGCTGGTCGGCGACGTTTCGCGGTACTTCGAGACCGACGAAATTGGCTTCCGCTCTACCATGCGATGGGATTACAACGTCCACGAGCGCGGCGATGCAAGCAACCCAGGGCCAATCCTCCAATTGGTTTCGGCCTCCTAACCCAACCCAACAAAAGAAAGTAGGTGACTTGTGAATCCTTTGCATTATGTGAAATGTGTTCCGGCAATCAAGCCAGCGGCAATCGTCGATAACGCGACGGTGACGGCTGACGTTATCGACTGCCGAGGTTTCGACTTCGCTTTGATCGTGCTTCAACTCGGAGCAACCGACATTGCGATGACAGCGTTGAAGCTCCAGCAAAGCTCCACCAGTGGCGGCGTTTATGCCGACATTACGGGCGCGACCTTCGCGGCTGGAACGGGCTACAACGGGGCTACGCTTGCCTTGCCAAGTGCGACCGACGACGGACAGACTTGTGCTTTCATGGTCGACATGAGGGGCCGGGAGCCGTTCTTGAAGGTTGTCGCGACCTTCGGCGATGGCTCTAGCGGCGGGTTCATCGCGGGCGTCGCTGTCCTTGGCTACGGCAAATTGCCACCGACGACCTCGGCGGGTGTTGCCGATGGCGATGTTTGCTTGGTGATCTAGTGATCGTCGAGCTGTTGACAATGTGGAGAGGCTTTCCGGCTGGTTCAAGGCTGGAAAGTCTCTCCGATGGCGTGGCGTTGATTTTGATTCAAAGGGGTGTTGCAAGTGCGATTGAAACCCGAAGTAGTGACGAAGCCAACAGCCGAGCCGGTGACGCTCAGCGAGGTCAAGAAACAACTCGAAATCGCAAGCAGCGACACAAGCCATGACACGCACCTTACCGCTCTAATCGGGGCGGCTAGAGAGCAATGGGAGCACGATACCGACAGCGTGACATGCTTCCAGACCTTGCGTGTGCGAGTGCCTTACTGGGCCGACGGATTTAAGCTACCGCGAAGCCCGATTCACTCGATAACCTCGATTCAATATTACGATGGGCTCAATGCACTCCAGACGCTAGCGGCCAA